TTTAATAAAATTTATAAAGATTTAATAGATAGAAAGAAAATTGTTTTAACTGATGAAAAAGTTCAAGCAATGGCACATAAACTCTATGCTAATAAAACTGGTAAATTAGAAGTAGATTTAGTTGAGTTAGATAATATTATTAAAACACAACCATATAAAATAGTTGCAATGAACAGTTATATAGAAACTGTTTCAAGTTTAGCAAAACGATTAGCTAATGTAAGTCAAAAAAATGGCGACCCTTTAATTAGAAGGTTTTTATTAGAAAAAATTTTACCTAAGTGGGAACAAATTACATTATTAAAAGAAAGTATTAGTGAAAGTACAGCAAGAAGTCTTAGATTAATGGGTAAATCTTTAGATGACCCTATTGCAAGTGATTTAACTAAAGCAATGCGTGAAAGTAAATTATATGAAGGCGACCCAGAAGTATTAATAAGACAAATTGCAAAAGCAGGTGATACTGACATTTCAAAAGTATTAGATTATGTTGCAAAAAATAAAACTTTTGATGTATTAAACGAAGTTTGGATTAATGCACTTTTATCTAATCCTAAAACTCACATAATTAATATGAGTGGTAATTTAATGAACATGTTTATTAGACCACTAGAAAGAGTTGTAGGTAGTAGAATGAGTTTATCTCTTTTAGAAAATCCTGCAAAAGTAAAAAAATTACAAGCAGAGGGAATGAAAGCATTAGGTTCTTACTCAGCAATGAGAAGATATATGTTTGATGCTTTAAGATATAGTGCTTTAGCTTTTAAAAATGAAGATACAATAATTAGTGCTAGTGCAAAATTAGATGTACCTAAAAAAGCAATACAAAAAACAAAATTACAAAAAAATCCTAAAACTGGTCAAATGGAAGAAGTTTTAGATAATGATAGTATTGGTGGTATTTTTACTAACTATTTAGGTAAGTTTGCAAGAGTACCGACTAGATTTCTAAACGCAGAAGATGAGTTCTTTAGACAAATTGGCTACAGAATGAATATGGAAAGATTTGCCATAGATGATGCACTTAGATTAGGCAAAAGCAAAGATAAGATTGTTGCTGTAGATGTCACGACTAGAAAACCAATGACTGAGTTTGATGCACATGTATTAGAACAGTTTAATAAAGGTTTTGATGAATATGGTAGAGGTATCAATGCTGAAGTAATGCGTAAAGCTGACGAACTTACTTATACACAAGAATTAGATGGATTTATGAAACATGTGCAATCATTTGCAAATGAATATCCAATATTAAAACAAGTTATACCATTTATTAGAACACCAGTGAACTTAATGCTTAATGTCACTGACAGAGTAGGTTTAGGTGTATTTAGAAGAAGATGGAGAGATGACTTCATGGGAAGAAATGGTGCTGAAAGAATGGCACAAGCTAGAGGTGGTTTAGCTACAGGTTATACTTTAATAACAGTTGCTTCAATCATGCACAGAGAAGGTATGATTACTGGAAGTCAAGGACAGATTAAAGGTGAAGAAGCATTTACATCAAAAGATTTAAAAGATTTAAGAAAACAAACAGGAAGATTACCATACTCATTTAGATATTGGAGTGAAGAAGAAGGTACATACAAATATAAACAATTCGGAAGATTTGACCCATTTGGTGCTTTCTTTGGTTTAGTTGCAGACTTTAATGAAGTTTATGACAAACTTACTGAACAAGAGTTAAGACAGATAGGTGGTGATATGCTTATTCTTATGGCTAAACAAGGTAATGGCATGGAGAATATGATTAGTCCTACAAGTAAAATGATTAATACAGGTAAAGCTACATTTTCTTCAATGTCTAGAAACTTAGTTAGTAAAACTTATTTAAAAGGTTTAGCTGAATTTATAGATATGCTTACTGATGACAGTCCTAATAAAGCTGAATATTGGTTTAGACAAAAGATAGGTTCTTATATTCCAAACATTTGGGCAAAATTTACTAATGACCCTTTTTATAGAGATGCAAGAAGTTTAGTAGAAGAAGCAAGAAATAGGTCTGGTATTGGAGATACTTCAGAGTTTAAATTTGATTTTAGAGGTAGACCATTAAAAAGAAGTTTTGATAGTGAAGATAAAAGATTATTTGATGGTTTATTTAATCCTATTGCAAACACTACACAACAAGATGACCCTGTTGCAGAAGAAGTTATAAGATTAGGTGTTAATATGCCAAAACTAAATAGAATGTTTGAAGGTACTATTGATACATCTTTGTTTGTTAATAAAGAAGGACAAACTTTAGAAAATAGAATGTATCAGATGCTAAGAGAACTTTCTATACAAGCACCTGATGGAAAATATTATTCATTAGATGAAAGATTAAAAAGAGAAATTACTACTGATTTGTATAAACAAAAAAGTGACCCCATTGATATAGATGGAAACCAGAGTGATACAGGTGCAAAAGCAAAACATTTAAGAAGTATTGTTAATGATTACCATTCTGAAGTTCTTGATTTAATTAAAAAGGAAGCAAGTAAATTTGTTAGTACAAAAGATGATAGTG